TTTTCGTCTTGTACAGGGGCTGGACGAAAATTCTTTGTCGCAGCAATCTTCATCTTGGCTTCAGTCAGCGCTTCTTGGGCGGCGATGATGCCATCCGTGTCAAACGCTTCCTGTGCAACGCGGTAGTCGCGGCGAGCTTTATCCAACTCGGCCTCGGCAGCCGTCTCGGCCATCTTGGTGTACTGCTGCGTACCGCTGTCAACGTGTTGCCTGAGTCGCACGTTCTCTTGTTGCATGTGCTGAGCAATCCGCTCAAGCTCTTGCTTTTCCCGCTGGAGGGCTTCTTTGGCGCGGCGTTCGTCGTGACGGGCGTGAGTCAACTCCTTGATCCGGTCTTGAGCACCTTTGGTGTAATTCTCAATCTCCGCATCCGTGGGGTCTGTTACCTCGCGGTCCAGAGGTCGTCGACCTTTGTCGCGTTCAGGCGTGTCGTCGACGATTTCGATCTCAATATCGCCGTCTTCCTGTTGCGAAATTACAACAGTGTCTTTGTCATCGTTACTGACATCCTGATCTTCATCAGGGAACTTATATCCTGCCATTTACTGCTCCTTTAAGCGCGGGAAAGTCCGCGGGGGTCTTGCACAACTGCCTCGATCATGTCATCGTTGATGACTCTGAATTCTTTTCCGTAGATCTTGAATCGTGTACCGGAGTACGTACGCACGAGAACAAAGTCGCCTTCCTTGCACCACGCGCCACCGGGGAACTTGGTCTGGTCTTTGTACGCGTCAGGGCCGACCTTCACGACAAACAACACGGTTGTGGCGTGCTCTTCTTGCTTCATGAATTGGCCAGCTTTGACGATTGACGAATTTTCAAAGGTCTCAACCACTTCAGGCACGGCGCATAGCAATTTCCAACCGGTAGGGTCAGGGAGCTGGCGGGCCTTTTCTTCAGCCGTCACCGCAGGGGATTCGACTGGTTGGCTGGTTTCTGGGATGGCATACATGCCCGGCTCAAGATTTAATTCACTCATCTGATTTTTCAACTTTCATAGCAAGGTCAATTACATAGCGCTCTGCGATAGCCAGACCCTGAATGGTTCCGCAGAGTTTTTGATATTCTTCAAATGAGCGACATGCTCCGCTGGCGGCGTCGTCAGCGTAGTTGTTCATGTCTTTGCGTATTTGTTCGCGCAATACACGTGCGAAGTCTTGAATCATTTAAGTGGCCGGACCTTTCTGGGGTTAGTTTTTCGGTGCCGCCTGCTGGCGACTCTTTCCAATGTCGATGCCCATTTGGACACCAGCACGTTCTTGCTCCGAGTTCAGTCGTGCCTCGTCGAGCTTGATCTTGGAGCCTGCCTTGAGGCCTTCGAGCTGCATCTTGGCGTTGAGTTCTTGCTCCTTGAGCTGCAACTCGTCGCTTTTTGCTGCCGCTCCCACCTGAAACTTCTTCTCCTTTAGCTCCAGCTCTTTCTGCTTGATCTGCAACTCTTGCTGCTGAATCTGCAAAATCGGGTCTTGGGCTTGCTGCTGCGCTTGCTGCTGGGCTGCTTGCGCTTGGCTCTGCTGCAACACCTGTTGGGCTGCTTGGGCCATCATGCCGGACAGGGCAATCTCGATCTGCGGTGGGAGCTTCTCACCTTCTGGTGGCAACGGCATGCCCAGCTGCTGCTCAATTTTCTGGCGGTATGCGAAGCCAACGTGCTCGGCGATGTGCGCCATCATGGCCGCTTGAATCATCGGGGCCTTGGGGCTCTGGCCAATCAGCTTCATGATGTTGGGGTCTTGCATGGCAGCCATGTGCACCTTGATGTGCGACTCATGGTCTTGATACATGAACGCCTTCATTGGCTCGTTCTTCAAGGCCTGCATGTTCTCCGTCACGGGGTCCATAGGCTTTTGGTCGTCTGACAATGGAACTAGCTTATCCGCGTTCTTGATGCCCAACACCTCCAGCATGTTGCGGTGCAACTGCGGCAAGTCGTAAATGTCCGGGGCCATCTGTGCCATCTGGATGACTGCTTGGTACTGCACAACCCGCTGGCTCATGGTTGCCGCGTTGGGGTCGCTCACCGGGATGATGTCGACGTGGTTGTAGTCCTCGGCCTTGGCCAGACGTCCGCCTTTTTCTGGCTCGTACTCGTAGGACATGTCCGTGTAGTCGCGGATCAGGCCAGCCAGTAGGCGAAGTTCCTGCTTGAACGCGTAGTGCATCCGGGCCTGAACTGCCGACATGACCTTGAGCTGGCGCTCCAACAAGGCCAGTGTGGTGCCCACGGGGGCATTGGCCGACATGTCCGAGACCTTCATGTCCGCAGTAGCGGCAAACCGGCGGCCTTCGTCTACGATCGTGCCCAGCAACTGGAACAGAACCATCGACGGCTCTTTATATGGCAGCGGCAGGATGTTGTCGCGCAAGGCCCCAGAGCCGATGTCTACGTCGCGGAACTCTCCGGGAGCAATCGGTGTGTCATCACCCTTGATGCGAAGTCCACGGGACTTGAGTCCGCCCGGCAAGTTGGACAGGGTTCCCGCATCGACGAGCTGGCGCATGATGCTGGTAGCTGACTTGGCGAAGCCCCCAATAAGATGGAACAGCCCGAAGCCGTACGCACCGAAGCCGGGTATGTATTGGTAGTGTACGAAGTGCTGGCGCTTGAGCCGTAGATCGTCTGACTCATTCCAATTGCGGCGAATAGACAGAACATCGTTAGTTCCTTTGATAAGGGTTACTACGTACGGCAGGGCAATCCCAGTCGTCTCGCCATCATCCTCGTCCTCAAAGCCCGGCAAGTCCAAGTCAACGTGGCACTCCAGCAGGATGTACCGCTCGTCGTTCAGGTCGCTGAAGCCCGTTTCCTTGTCCTTGGCTTTCTCAATGTTGGTCTGCTCGCGGGATGGATCGCCCAGCTCGATGTCACGGTAGAACCCCGCCTGCTGCAGCTTGAGGATCTCGTTCTTGGTCTTGCGCATGACGTGTGTCAGGCGGTAGCAAGTATCCAAGTCAGTCGTGCCGTACGGCAAGATGATGTCTTCGGCAGGCACAAACATCGAGACCTGACGGCCCAAGTTCGGATCGAAGTACACCTTCTTGAACGCGCTCCCCGTGGCAGGCAGGCTCCACAGCATCCGCTCGTGCTCAGGACGGAACTCGCGCATCACGTCCGTCAGCTCATGGTTCATGTCCGTTTCGACACGGCGAGCAGCTGCTTGCTTCTCCGGGGTCTCTTTGCCGATGATCTTGGTGCGCACGGGGCCTTGGGCCGGGAACGTCTCGGTGATCGACTCTGACTGGAACCTTACAACGGCTTCCGTAATCATTGGGTGGAACACGCCGGATGCACCGTTCCATGGCTCCGTGCGCTCTTCGACCTGCAGACCCAGCAGCTTGAGGCCCTCGGTGTAGGCTTTTTCCCACTCTTTACGTGAGTTCTTGTCGTTTTCGATGTCGCTGCACAAGTCACTGGCCATGGACTCCATGGCACTTTCATCCATGTCTTCGGCTAGGTTCAGGCCAAACTTCTCTTCTTCCTCTGCCTTGAGGACATCCAGCTCAAAGCCGGGGCCGGTAATGCTGACCGCTTCGGGGTCCACGATCTCAATCTCGATGGCCTGCTCATCTTCGCCTAACGCGTCAATGCCTTGGGGTTGCTGAAAAAGTGCTCGGTCGATGTTCGTTGCCATGTTATCCCTTAATAGTAAGCGGCTACGCGCCCACGGTAAATCTTGTCGTCTTTCTCGTCTGTGTCCAGCGAGACGAATCCGCCTTGCCTGAACCGCAGCAGTGCTTGGCTGGTCGTGTCCACATAGTCATCATTCTCGCCTACAGGGAACGCAGCCACTTCTTCAATGACTTCTCGTGCCCAGCGGGTATCTGGTGCCCAGACAATTCCCGATGTAAACAAGTCCGCGATCGCGTTGACACGCACCATCTTATCGTTTCCCCGGCTGGGCGTAAACTCCTGTACAGGTATTCCCATGGCGCGCAGCTCTTGGATGAGGGGTCCGCCAGCGGCTTTCTTCTCCACAATGAACGCATCTGGGTCCCACTCTTTCCAGTGCTTGAACGCAATGGCCTTGAGTTCTGGGAACGCCATCCGGTCTTTAAACGCATCGAGCAAGATTACCTGCGGTGCGTTATTTTCTTCCTCGTTATAGAACACACCCCAAGTCGTGCACGCGCTGTAGTCAGACGTACTCTTGGTCTCGTGTGCCGTATCCCAGCTCTGGATGACGTACTCGCAAGCCGGTGGATCTTCATTTGGC